AAGATGCAACACTGCTCGTTGGGATGAACTGGGGGACGTCATCGTTCAACGCCAACCGCGTGTGGACGTTGCCAGCATGTTCGACCCTAAATAAGGGAGATGTTCTTCGCATTAAAGCGCCGACGCTGGGTGGTTATACGTTAACTGTTTCACCAAACGCGGCCGATGCAATTGATGATTTGGCTGACGATGTGGATATCGAACTGGGATCCGATAACTCTTCTATCTCTTTGATGGTTGTTAGTGGTTCGGGAGTTGGAGTCAACTGGAAGATCATCTAATCTAGAGCTTGCTTTTCTAAAGAAATTCTTTCTTTAATATATTGAATGCCTCCTTGTGGGGGGCGTCCTCTTTTTTAATGTTTGAGAGACAAAACAAAATAATAATCTATTTATAATGGGTGACCCAGAATGGCATATAATGTTACTAATGATGAAGTAAAGAAAACACAAGACGATCTATCTGAAAAGATGCTCGATAAACACTCAGATCAAGACGTAAGTGGCATCAAAATCTTTACAGATGGAGTGGTAGCCCAAAGCTTTGCCTTGGCTGATGGAACGCCCCTCAAGCCCGCTGCTGTGGAGAGCATCACCAACAACAAACAGGGCGCCCTCCTGATTTCCAATGGGGACAACACAGTTACCGCTGCCGCCAATCTTTCTCATGAAAAAGGCATCTTATTGGGCGGACATGCAATCTTCACCACCATTGAAGCATCAGCTAAAAAATTGCGGGACATCCCTTCTGCCCAATTGCAAGGCAAGCTGCCTTTAGAGTTGGTAGACTTTCATGCTGGAGGAGCCCTCGGTACCGAAAACAACGAATTGACAATTGATTTTGAGAACGTGTCCCTTATTAATATGTTGGGTCAAACTCTGTCGGATGCCGACACCATGATAGTATATGATACATCTCATAATGGACTCCGTAAGACCACTTTGAAAAACTTTTATAATACGTACATTAATTCCAAAATTCATCACCCTGGCGGCGGCAAAAACAGCCTTCAGTTTAAGAAAGGCACCGGCCTCGGTGGAAGCTCTAATTTAACTTTTGACGATACAAAAAAAATACTTGGAGTACAGGGAGATATTCAGACGTTTTCTGTTACAGCTTCGAAAGATGCTATCATCAATGGTACATTGGTGTGCAATGGAGCTATAACACAACCCATCACTACAATTACTAATGATTATACAGTACAAGATGGAGACTATACTATTTTAGCCGACACTACCCAAAATAAAGTGCGCCTTACATTGCCCATTGCCACCTCACACCCCGGAAGAGTGCTTAATATCAAAATGATACACTCTAATAAATATAGTCCTAAGATCGCTCCTTTAACGATTGATTGTGTTGACGGACAATTAGATTGTTTTGATGATATCGTTCTTAAAATGACCCGCTCTAGTCGCACCTTACAATCAGACGGCACGAATTGGTGGGTTATAAACGGCCGAGACTCATAATAATGGTCTTTTTCGTTTGGAGAGCACTATTTATTTTGAATTAATGTCATTTTAGGAGCATATTAATGTCCAGCTTATTAAACGATGCTATTGTAGATGCCAAGGCACTCCGCGAAGCAGCTTTAAAAAACGCAGAAGCGTTAGTGGTAGATAAATATTCTACGGAAGTAAGAGAAACTTTGGAAAAGTTATTAGAACAAGAAGAAGAAGTACCTCTCGATTTAGGAATGGATCCTGCTGCAGCAGCGCCGGCCGAAGATCCAATGGCTGCATTAGGTGGTGGCATGGATATGGGCGGATTAGGCGCAATGCCCCCAATGGAAGGGGAGGGTGTTCCAGCAGAAGAAGTAGTAGCCGATGTCCCCCTCGCAGCTACCGATAATTTGGCCGAACAAGAAGGCGACAACCTTAAGCGATTTCCCGCCACCGGCGAAGAAGTAGAAGTAACAGTAAACTTAGACGCTCTTCAAGAAGCCGTCGAGCAATTGAAAGGCGAAGAAGAAATCGAACTAAACGAAGAAGATTTATATGAGATATTAGAAGCCCAGAAGCCATGGGAAGCTGCAACCAGTGAAACTGATGCCGACCCTTCGGCTGCGGAATCTGAGGCTAATGTCGAAGGCGAAGAAGCTCTTGAAAAGCCTCCGGGCAACCGCAAGGTTGATGAAGAATTAGATATTAGTGAAGAAATGATCGACGAAATCGTTGAAAAACTCACAGTTGATATGGGTGCAACCCTTGGAGGATGGGCAGGACGCTCATCTGAAAGCCAGAAGTATGAGATGAAGCGAGATCTCGCTCATCGTCGTAGCACCGATGTCGAAGAAGAATTAGAGACTTTAAAGAAGGCTCACGAAGAGTTGGTTTTTGAAAATAACCAACTCCATGGGTCCCTTGAACAATACAAGCAAGCAACTAAAGAGTTGCGTGAAGGTTTATATGATGTAAACCTTTCCAATGCTCGCTTGCTTTACACGAACCGTGTTTTAAGAAATGCCTCCCTAAATGAGCGGCAAAAAACAAAGATTGCCGACGCTATTTCGAAAGCTGGTTCAGTAACAGAAGCGAAAACAATATACCATACGCTTGAAAACGCAACGCCGGCCGCAACTAAACGCAGCCCACAATCGTTGAGTGAAGCCATTGGTCGTCGTTCCACTTCCGTTATTCGTGCCTCTCGTCATGAGAGCACACCATCCGATCCGATTGCGGATAGGATGAAACAACTAGCAGGTATTAAGTAAAATTAATACAAATACATTATTATAGGAGGTATTTTAAAATGGCTGGTATTATTGAAAGATTGACCGAAGGTGTGGTCAATACAGATATGCGGGCGGAAGGTCACGCTTTGTTAACAAAGTGGGAACGTACCGGACTCTTAGAGGGTCTTGGTAAGGACCGTCAGAAGCATATGATGGCTCGTTTGCTTGAAAATCAAGCTAAAGAGCTTCTCCGCGAAACCTCTGCAATGGCTGCAGGAGATGTCGAAGGCTTTGCTGCCGTGGCATTCCCTATTGTCCGTCGTGTTTTCGCAGGTTTGATCGCTAACGATCTCGTTAGTGTTCAACCGATGAGTCTCCCCTCGGGACTCATCTTCTTCCTGGACTTCGTGTTCTCGCCTAACATTGGCGCGTCCGGAACCCAGGCAGATCGTATGGGTAACTTGGCTAACAAGTCTCTGTACGGTGGTGATCAGGTTGGTGCCGGACTCACCGGTGGTTTAGGGCTCTTGGGTACTGCAAGTCAGGATCTTAGTGGTCCTCGTACTGTCGGTGCTCGCGGTTATGCGTATGCATCTCCGACTGGTTCTGTCACGAGTACAACATCACAGTTTGCATTTAAGGGACAGTTTAATATTAACGGTGCCGAGACCAATGCAAACAAGAAGTTGATCGAGTACGATCCGGACGTTCTTGCATTGTCTGGTAGTGGTTACAAGGTGCTTGTTGTAGATGTCGCCAAGGCTCAGTATACGTCTGCCCAGGCAGACTTTGATAACGTTGCTGCATTCGAATTGACGGATGCTGCTCTTAACGCTGCACTGACGGGAAGTAACGGCCAGAGCTATGCTCTCGTCCGTCGTCTGACGCGGATGGTCAGTGCTGCTGAATCTGCCCAGAGTGTTTCGAGTGTTCGGTATGTCGTTACATCACTGTCAGCCTCGGTCCATACCATCTCCGAAAAGGGATCTTGGATTGCCCAGGTGCCTATCGTTGACAAATTCCAAGCAAGTGGACCCGTTGGCTCTGTCATCGGTGCTGCTAGCTGGGGACTTGAAAACGAGTCGCAGATTCCCGAAATCGACATCAAGGTCGATTCCGTGGCAGTCACCGCGCAGACCAAGAAGCTCAAGGCTAAGTGGACTCCGGAGTTAGGACAAGATCTTAACGCCTATCACAACCTTGATGCTGAAGTCGAGCTTACAAGCATTCTCTCTGAGCAGGTTGCTCTTGAGATTGACCGCGAGATCCTTGCAGATCTCGTTGTCGGTGCGACGGCTGCGACATATTACTGGTCTCGCTCCCCCGGCTTGTTCGTGGACCGTACTAGTGGTGCCGAAATTGGCGCCTCTGCTAAGGCTCCCGACTTCACCGGTACAGTGAGTGAGTGGTATGAGACGCTTGCTGAGACTCTCAATGATGTGTCAGCACAGATTCACCGTAAGACTCTACGGGGTGGTGCTAACTTTATCGTCTGCGGACCTGAAGTTGCCAACATCCTTGAGTTCACCGCTGGATTCCGTGCATCTGTCACAGCAGATGATGATCGCGGCAGCGTTGGTGCTGTTAAGGTTGGATCACTTTCCAAGAAGTTTGACGTCATTGTTGACCCATACTTCCTCCGGAACGTGGTTCTCATTGGGCGTCGTGGCTCCTCTTTCCTTGAAAGTGGATACGTGTACGCACCTTATGTGCCCCTGCAGACTACTCCCACTATCTTTGGTCCCGAAGACTTCGTGCCCCGCAAGGGCGTGATGACTCGGTACGCCAAGAAGATGGTGCGTCCCGATATGTATGGCTTAGTCATCATTCGCGGACTGCTTGGAGAGTCAGGCGGCTGATAGTCCGACTAACTTGTAGTCAAAATATTAAGCCCCCGGTTTTACCGGGGGCTTTTTGCTTAGGAGCGCACTACTTAAATACAGAACGACACACTGAGGTTCAAGGAGACAAAAACACATGCCCGTTTCACCAAATACTGCGAGATTAAAACTTCTCTTAAAAAACAACACAATGACAAAAATGACTGTAACCACGCTTACAGCATCTGCAACTTCTACGACTGGAATTCAAACACACGTTAATTCGTCAGGAGCATACGTTAAAGGATTAAACACGGTTGTCAAGAACGTGGCATGGGCCGAATCAATGAGTGGCTCTATCCAGTCTGGCGCAATTTATATTCCCAAGAACGGCATTATTAAAGATATATCTGTTGTTGTTACAAGCGCCCTTAGCTCAAGTGTAGCTGGGACGCTTGGTGTTATTGCCGGCACATCTACCACCAACTTGACCACCCCCGCCGGAGGCGAGATTATCGCCGGAGATGCCGATAGTTTAATGACTTCTGCTACCACATTAGCGCGCGGTAAAGGTACCTCCACCGTCTCCCACTTAACGACAGCTTACGGGGGCGCCGCGGCCCTGGTTCTCAAAGCCGATGGGCAGACCTACGATAGTGCGGGCGAGCTTCACGTTTGGGTGACGGGATCGGGGGGTAATACCGCACCTTTCGCAACAGGATCGGTTAGTTTCATCACAGCGTTCTGGTACATGGGCGACACTGTATAATCTAAAATATAACAAGAACAACCAACCCTCGCCTGTGTGCGGGGGTTTTTTGTATAAAACAACTCAAAATGGTGATTTGCTAAATTTTTTCCCCGGTAAATTTTTGAGATTTTCGTTTTTATGTTTTAAAAAACTAATTAAAGACGAGGAGTTCTATCTATATGCCAACCAATCTAAATCCAAAATCTGAAACCAGCGCGATTGTTTTAACTTCAACTGGAAGTACGGGTCTTGTAACGGGGTCGCTGCCTTTTGGGATATACACAGGATCCGCGGATTTTATAAGCGGCGCCGCTCTGCAGGTGGCCTATACCTATAAGAAATTAGGCGGCGATGTAGTTGATATTGAGCTTACGCCAGGGAATGTTTATGCAGCATACGAAGAAGCTGTTTTAGAATATTCCTACATCCTTAATCTTCATCAATCTAAAAATGCTCTTTCGACCGTTCTCGGAGAACAAACAGGAACATTTGATCATAAAGGTGATCGCAAAAGCGGTCCTCAAAACGTTAATCTTAGGTTCCCGCGTTTTACTATTGGATACTCCCGCCGCGTAGGCGAGGGGGCGTCGGCTGCAGGCGGATTTGGGGGGACAGTGCCCCAATATTCGGCCTCCTTCCAGCCTAAAAACAACAAACAGGATTACAACCTCCAATCAATTATTCAAAGCTCCTCGGTTTCGGGCGTCGACGATGCCGGCTCAGCCGTAGCGTGGTCGGGGTCTGTGGATAATAAGCGCATTATAGTTACTCAAGTTTTTTATCGCTCTCCAAGGGCAATGTGGCGCTTCTATGGCTATTATGGCGGGGTGGGCGTCGTAGGTAATTACTCCACATACGGGCAATTTGCGGATGACTCTACATTTGAGATTATTCCAACATGGCAGAACAAGCTACAGGCAATGGCTTATGAAGACTCTATTGTTACGCGCACCTCCAACTATTCATATGAGCTTATTAATAATAAACTCAGACTCTTTCCTACTCCGAGCTATTGGAGTGATGGATTGGCAGATCGCATCTGGTTTAAATTTCAAGTAGATCCAGTACCATGGGAGAAGGACGGTACTACCAAGGCCGGCCAAGA